GTCTGCAGATTTGCTTATTGATAACTCTTGGTCGACATCAAATATTTCTCCACCAATAGCCATAATAAATTGAAATCTATTTTCTTTTGTATCTTCATCAAAGTTGTAACCATTATCTGACATACACTTACGAAGAGAAGGCATAGCCTTCACAATCATAAAATGATACAAGTCTTCTCTGTCTTGTTTGGTTGGAACTGGTGGTTCCCAAATATGTTGTGCAATATCGCAGGGAAGTGTTTCTCCAGAACCAGCAATTAAAAACATACCACTCTCTGAAATCTTTTTAACTTCAGGGTGAGTATAAATTCTACCATCAGCATCAGTAGTCTGACTATCAGCAACTATAAAGCAGCGGTCTTTATATTCTAAACCGATAATTGTTGTCATTGTCCCCTACCTAATTAACTTCTAGTTACTACTCGTGCATTACCTTTTCCGCTTGCGGTTAAACTTGAAAGAATTGTTTGAATATCTGGAGCCTGTTGTGGAACCATTTCTCCGCCTTGTCCAGGTGGAAGAGCGCCTCCTACTGGAGCACCAGAGGGAGCAGGGGACGTTTGCTCAACCATAGATGTAGAAACTCCAGCAGGAGGAACTGGTTGCTGCGGAGCGAATGTGGCCTCAATTGCATCTTCTAATGCTTGACCCTTTTGACGAGCCTTGATAACCGCAGCAATTTTATTTACTATACCAGATGCATCTTGTCCACCTGCGACCATCTGAGGAATTGCTTGACTTAATGCTGTTAGAGAACCAAGTAAAGATGTTCTCATATTTTCAATTTCAATCTTTTCGAGTTCTTGTGTTACGTTAACTGTAAATGGCAATTCACGCATAGCCATATCTCTAGAGATTAATCCACCACCAAGTGCTTGCAACATAAAGATAAGACCTTGGGCTGGGTTAAGACCAGCAAGCATTCCGTAACGGACATCGGCTGAATAATCATTCTTGATGTCTTTAGTTGGTTTATAGGTAATTTCATATGGTGAACCAGAATCAACACCACGGATTGTTTTTTCTTCTGGAAAAATTATTTCATCAATTTCAAAACATAAACGAATTACGTCACGAAGTGCTGCTGCAAAGATTGCTTGGGCTGATTTGACTTGAGTGTCAAATGCTCCCATAAGAGCCTGTACACCTTGACCAGTAACGATAGATGCGTCAATGTTACCAGTACGTGATTCTGGATAACGAGCACCAACTCTAAGTTCTTGGTTAAGTAATGTTTGTTCTGTAAATGCGCCTTGCGGCAGTGTAAGTTCTACACGACGGACACCTGCTGGGTTGGCAGTACGGATAACCGCATCTCCACCCAACTGTAGTTCTTGTACATCTTGTGGAAGAACAATAGGTGCTTGGACAGATTTCTCTGCAGCCTCCATTGCAAGTAAAGCAAAACGATTACGAAGTAACTGAATTCCAAGTACGTCATCAAATTGTCCACGTAGTTCGCTATCAATAGATGGTTTACGTGCTACAACTACCATCATCTTACCAAGAGGATTCTTGGCCCGTGATAGAATTAAATTATCTTTTGCTGGTAAGTAAACAACTGATTGGTCTTTATCATAATAACGAATCATTTCTACTTGACCATTTAAATCTTGTTTGTATCCATCTTGTCCAAGGATTGTGGAATCATACTCTGGGAACTGAGTTACCAGTTCGCCTAATGTCAATGTATATCTTTTAGCAAATGCTACGCAACGACCATATCGGTCAAACTCTGGGTATGAGCCAATTGGATTTTCAATACGAATGCGAGGCATTTTTGCATCATCATCTAGTTCAATTATGAATGGAATAAATCCATATGTTATATACCAGTCCGCTCCCGAATACATCTGAACAGATAAATCAGAGTGTTGGAAATAATTGCTAGCAATACGAGTACGCTTATCGGCAAAAGAACGAGCACGGTCATTAACCGCATTAGCCGCCGAGCAGTTGACTGCTGGGAGAGGAGCCATAACCTCTGAAAGGTCCCTGGCAACAACATCAATAAAATTTGCAACGACATTAGCATCTACGCCATCTGGAAAAAAATCAGGATAAACTTCAGCAATTTTTCCTTTACGCACAGCAAGAACATCTAGGTTGCGAGCATCTCTCTCGCTATTACGATAACGCAGGGATTGAACCCGTGCTGATATCTGTTCAATTGTTAATGCCATTTATATCCTAACCGTGTGTGTTAACCCATTGCTCTGCAAAGGCTTCGTCTAAATTAAGTGAACCACGTCTTGACTGTTGCGCTCTTGTAGCCCATCGATTATTTTGGTATTGCCCAATTCGTGTTGATTGTTGCATTAATTCACGTATGCGTATAACCGCAAACCATAAAGCCATTACACAGTCAGTAGGGTTCTTAGTATCAGGCTTCCAAGTAATAAGTTCTTGAACTAAAGTCTTAAGACCTTCAGAGCCTTCATTGCTTGGTAATTCTATTATATTGTTGTCTTGAAATCTACCATCTCTGGTTGAGCCAAAAAGGCTTGCCATAGATGCTACACCAAACCCAACATCCCATTTGTTCTTGCCAGTAAAGTGTGAGTTAAGTTGGCAGCCATACTGGGCTAGATAATTTCTTAGGTTATCATCCAGAGCGTAAGCCTTCTGGTGGGCATTAATTTCAATTCGTATTTCTTGTGGCTTGTATTTAGGGACCCACTCTTCAATCAAGTTTTGAATCTTGGCTGGTGTAGGGTCTGTCATATTAATACAATCTAAAATATAAATCTTTCCATCAGCACGGTTATAAGAACAAACTACCGCTCCTGTTGCTCCCGCCATTGCTGGGTCGAGGCCAATAACTGTATATGTAGATTCACAATGCTTCGGATGTCCTGGGACTCCAGGCTTGAGAGGTCCTCTTTTTCGCATTCCATTAACGCTACCTGCGACACAGGTTGGAGAAAAGATTGAATTCTCTGTGACATCTTCTTGTTGGTAGACCATAGCCCAGACAGATGGGGCCACTTCAGAGCGTCTCGTAAATAGCGAGGGTCCGTCCCACTTAGGGAACAGCCCTTCTTCATTTGCTTCATCTTTTTCGCCCTCTGGTCTATCAGTCCAAGGCCATAAGGTTTTCCAGTTGGCTGGCTTTTCATCAAATTCTAAAACTGCTGGTTGGGCGAAGTATGTGAAAGGAGACTTGCCTCCAGTCCATTGTCCGCCATCTCTAATCATTTTATATAAATCAATTGAGGAGACACGGGTTCCTACTACTAGCAGTTTTCCGTGTCGCCCCAAACGTGTGATAACTTCTTTTTGAAGCCATTCAATTTGCTTTTCCCATTCGTGGGCATTTGAGTTCATCACAACGTCATCTAGGATAATCAGGTCGGCACGAGCACCGTAAATCTGAGACCCAAATCCTAAAGCCTGTACCGTAGGGTCCTTCTCGCCAGAATCTCTTCCAGTGCCTAGGTAAATCATATCTGCTGACCATTGAGTAGCGTCAGCCTTATATCCTCCATTAGGACCGAAGGCGGTCTGGAGTTTAATAAAAGCGGGGTGGCTAAGACGAGTCTTAATCGCACCTAAAAATTTTCTAGCCATACCCTGAGTCTTAGAGACGATAATTACTCTTGAGTTGGGGTTGGTAACAATTTTATATAAAACGTAATTTATGGTTACGGTTGTAGACTTAGCGTGTTCAGGGGGTACGTTAATCAACACACGGTTGTCAGCACCTGGCTCGTAGGTCATAGATGGGTGTAGCCACCTAGGAGTCCTACCCTCAATCAGGTCAATCCAATCAAGGTGATGTTCAAACAACTTAGTATCTAGGAACTGCTCTGAGAAGTCAGGGAAGGCTATAGATTTCAAATCCCCTAAGTCAGCGATAACTCCCTTACCCATAAGGCGGGCTTTGTCGGCTCTCTCCTTAAAGGCGGGGTCCTGCATCGACCATTGGCGAAAGGTAACATCGTTACGACCTACGCTAGCCATAGCGGCTGTAATGGTAGAACCTTGCTGTAATTGTATTAAAACTTTTTCTTGGGCCTCGCCCTTTGGTATATTTTGTATCCCTGGCTTTCGTCCCATTACGTGCCCCTTAAATCGGTCATATAACGCTACCCGTTAAACGGCATAACTGTGGTCGTCTCCTACTTCGTAGGTTAAATATTTATATATTATATTCAACGAACGAGGAGCCAAAACGACGAGTTCGTTTGAACTCTGTAGTTTTAACTACTATATAAGATAACCCGTTGGAAGTAGTAAAACCGAACACTAGGTTCGGATATATTTTTAAATATGTCCTATTTGTGGCACTTTGTGCCTATATAGCGGGGGATATAACAGCAATTTTTAGGGGAAGAGTACAGTATAGTATTGCACGCAGATTAAATAACCGTGGGTCAAAACCCTCAACCTATACCTGACCGTTAGAGATACCCCTGACCCCTGCTTATGACCTGACCGTTAGCAGTTGGCTAGGTTTTAAAGACTTTTTCCTGAGGTAATAAATAAATATTTATGGCGTGCGTCTATCCCCCCTCGCACTTATCCCCCCGTTATAATTTGAATTCAAAAGAACTTAATCAATAATCCAGAGGGCGCAAGGTCTCACATATTGAGACAATCCTCTCAGGTAATCCTCAGGTAATCGTTATCAAATCGTTATCAAATAATGCCCATAATCGCTTGACACCCTACCCCGCCCCGTGTCATTCTTCATTCACTAGCCCAAGCAACCACGCAAGGGCAGGACAAGACAGGAGCACCAAATGAACAAAGCAACCGAATGGCGCACACAGCAACAAATCACAGCGCAACAAGAAGAGCACGAGGCATTTCAAGCAATCGTTAAACTAGTTCCAAGAGACCTACAAGACGAGGTAATCAAACTTTGGGTAAAAGGCACAGAGGCATCAGCCAATGAAACTTACAATCGCCGTTTAATGATGTCGGAGTTAAACGACCAAGATTTTAAGGCAACCCAAGAAATCGTTCACAATGCTTGGCGGGAGTTAATGGGTCTATAAGCACCACCGCCCCCCGCCCGCTAACGACGGCGACGGCTCAAGACCGACAGGGGGCACGCAATTACCTAGGCAGGAGATACTTGCCAAGGATTTGCAAGAAGACAGGAGAAACAAATGCTATCAGCAATGGTTAGGCAAGAAAGAGAACGCAGGAGCGCAAACGACCCTTACGGCGTAATTGATGAATTTTGGGTGGATTTTGAAACCCTAAACGATTTGGAGCACTTTCTAGCATATAATCGAGCCTATATTAAAGAGATTACTTTCAAGGGCACACTTAAGACAGGAGAAGACAATGACTAAGAAAGATTTTGAACTAATTGCGGAAGCAATAAAGGAAATGGAAGACGCTTACACGGGCGACGATTGGACAATCAACGGCGCAAGGTCTCCATTCGCTAGCAAATTGGCGGATAAGTTAGAAACCGCTAACCCCCGCTTTAATCGTGAACTATTCTTGAAGGCTTGTGGGGTGTAATAATGACCACCCTGCCACTTGCGGGCGTCTATTACCGCCCTTGGATATGCGAGACACATCTTCGAGAGTTAGACGATTTAGAGACTAGTGGGGAAATTAGCGAAGGTAAGGAGCGTCTTGCCGAAATTGTGCAAGACTATAGAACGTGCGAAGATTGCACCGAATTAAAAGGAGCGCAAGACTAGCAAGACCGCCCCGCACCCTTAACCAGAGGGCACAGGCTCAAGACCTGAGCGGGGCACAAGGTAGGACGGGAAACACCCGTAAACCTTAAAAGAAAGACAGGAGAAAGAATGAAGACCAAAGAAAGACCGCTAACCATATGCGTGGAATGTGGGAGATTGTTTGACCTCTCCCAAGAGTTAGACGCCCAAGAATGGGCTTATGGACACGATTGCGAGGTGGGGGCGTGATTGACTTAAAGAACTTATTCACCATTTCGTTAGACGATTATGGCTTGGTAGTTCAAGGGTATTTCGGAGATTATTACACCCCTTGGCGCACCTTAATCCTTGCCACGCTTGTGATTGCGGGGCTTAAGATTTGGAAAAGGTGGCGGGATAAATAACGAAATTGTTATAAGAAACAAAGCCCTAACCCTTGACGGGGGCACGGTGAGCAAGACACCATAGGGCACGGGGTAAGGCGAATGCCTAACCTTGCAAGACTAGACGGGAGACTAGAAAAATGGAAAATAAAGTAAAGGGCGTGGAGTTATTGGCTACGCTTGAGAAAATTAAAGGCGGAGAAACTTACGACATCTTTAACCTGTTGCCAGATATTGCAGGGGGTAGCGTGTGGTTAGATGAAATCAAAGACACCGCAATGTATGTCCAAGGTTATGTTAATGCCAACGAGGATTACAGCACAGATGACCTTAGAGATTACGGGCACGAGTATGCAAACGGGCAATGTGAAACCTATTACAAAAACATAAATGACGAGGTGCAAGCCTTGAGTTTATGGGCTAGCAATGAGATTGATGAGGAAGTAGTAATGTTAAATGAAGGTAGAAATTACCCAAGTTTAACAGATTTGAACTCTCAATATCTATTCGTGGCAAAGCGTATGGTATGGGACGCAGTAGTAGACCAAACCTTTCAACACACAACAACGGACGAATTGGTGGAGGCATAATGAAATCTCCTACCTATTACCGCACACGCACAATAGTGCGGGCGTTGTTCTGGCTTGGCGTGCTTGTTGCCTTTTATCTAATTTCAACCCGTATCTGGTGGACGGGCACGGGATTTTGCTTTAACACTATCGAGATTTGTGGGGTGTGATATGTGTGGCGATTGCTTACAAGATATAAAGATTTGTGGGTGTGATAAATGAGTGATTACAAAGACTACGAGATAAGAGTTGCTTATGAGGGCGGGATTTATATTTCTGCCCTTAATGAGGAGGAAGCAATAGAGACCGCAAAAAATATTATGCTTGAAGAGACTAATCCAGATATGGCTAAGTATTTAACCTATAAAGTAGAGCAAACTATATTAAAAGAGAAGGTGAGCCAATGAGCGAAATGTCTATAAGTTGGGGAGAGTTGGCAGAACTAACCCATAAAACGCAGGTAGAACAGTTTAACTTTTGTTCTTGTGAAGAGCAAGAATATTTTCCATATGCAGATTGTCCAAAGGAGGCAGTAAATGTTAGATGAAGATACACCAGAATGGGAACACACAATAACCGCAATGGTTAAACTACGACAACGCAACAGAGCCACCGACGCAGATAAAGGTTGGGAACTTGCAAAGGATGATGAAGAGAGTTGGTATGTTCTCTCGATTGATTGGGATAACCTTGCCAATTCAGACACAATCAGAATAAAATAAACCAATGGAGACAGGAGAAGCAATGAACGCAACACAAGAAATAAAAATTACTGGTAAAGAGCACGAAGAATTATCTTGGAAAAGATATGTTTATTTTGAATATCAAGGTAAAGAATATGTAGTCATATTATTTTGGGATGAGTTCAATGGGTATGAAATCTATTGGAAAAACTCCGAAAGTGGTTTGATTAACTCTCAAGAAGCCCCAGATTGGGTGGTAAATTGGGATGAGGACGAGCACGAAGGAATGAGTTTTGGT